GGCTGGGGTAATTATATTTAACAAATCCCAATCCTGCAGTAGACCCGCTATAGCATTCCTACGTTCAATATCACCTGATGTGATATTAGATTCCTTGCCATCAAGGGCAAAGAGTTCTTTGAAGTGAACGATGAAGTACCGACCCTGCTTGTGTAAGATGTGGCAGGATTGATATAGTTTTTGTTCTTTTCTGGAAGCGATCCCAATGCGAGTAAGTGTCTCGCGAACCTTCAAGAAGTTGTCTGGTTCGGGCAGGGTCACTTCAAGCATGGACTCTGGCGTCCAGTCGTAATAAATCATTTCAACAGTCATGATTTTCCACCTTTATATAATTTTTCTCTAATCATACTCAACTGTTCTTCTGTAAGAATATTTAGTGCTTCAAGAGCCTTCTCAGAAGAATACCCAAAGTATTCCATAACTAATTTTAGAGACTCTGTTTCGGCTTCTTTTTTATGCCACTTAGAGAATCTCTTTTTCTTAGCAATAGTATTTAGGAAAAATGAAAATTGCCAGTCCTTTGGGATACCTGCATTACGATTCATCTCGTTTGCATAAAGGACTGTGTCGGGGAAATATGACAAACCACGATTCACTATAAAGGGAACATAATCTTTCTCTGCTAGTTGATCTTCAAATAAGTTTTTCTTTGTTAGGTTAATTGCGTTAATAAAATCAAAGGGTGTCATAATGCGTTTCTCTCAGTACCCAGTCTTCTGCGTAATCTTCTGCAAGATCAATACTGTGGAATGACTGAAAGCCATTATAATCTGTCTCTGCATCGAATACAACTACCCCATATTCTCCATTAGCAGTTTTGTAAACTTTTGCATTTCTGCTACCTTCTTGATGGTCACTAATAATTGGTGTCATGATATAAATCCTATTTCAAGTAAATTAGTATGAGATACCCCAAATCGTTTTCCAGGATATGCCTCATTAAGTTTTTGTTCTAATTCATTTCTAGTGCTGGCTTGTGCGATAAACCTGCTGTTGTCTTTATGATAAGCAAACAACTGCCCATTATGTCGTTCAATAAAAATTCGAACAACAGTATCGTCTTCTTCTTCTTGAGCAGCTTCAGCAAGAGATTCTATAAATTTCTTGGCATGTCTTTCTCTTAGGTTCCATCCGTAAACAGTACCCATAAAAAATGCTACAATAAAAAGTAAAAAGAACTCCATATTAACCTCATTTGAATTTACACTGAGCCATAATCTCAGTCAGTGCTGCCATAATATTTAGTTCATGGTCAGCGACAAATGCTGCTTTATATTGATAGTCTGCAAGAACAAGAACCAATTGTGGAATACTATTCGCTTCAATGGTATTGCTTGCGCTATCATACAATTCTCGAAACAATGCTACTGTATCTGAATCAGAGTTCTTCGCAACCCACTTACGAACCTCAGTGAAGTTTTTATCCTTCATTAACTTAATCAGATCTTTAAACGACTCTTGGCTCATGTTAACTAGAATGCCAGAATCGATCTTACCTGAAACAGAGTATCGCTGAAGTTCGTTTAGAATCCTACGATAGTCAGGGAAGTGTTTTGTGATTAGTTCAGCAACAACTTTAGGATCAAACTCAATCTCTTCTTGTTTGAGAATTGATACTGCTCGTTTGAAAAAAGTTGCAGCGATCTCTTGCTTGTCTTTGGAATCAATCTTAAACTCAATCACAGCACAACGACTGTGGAGTGGTTCAATGATACGATTCTTAAAGTTACAAGTGAAGATGAAACGACAATTGCCAGAGAATTCTTCAATGAACGATCTCAATGCTGGCTGAACCGATTGAGCATTCATGTAGTCTGCTTCGTCAACGATAACTACTTTCTTAGCATCAGTAAGAGATACGGTAGAAGCAAATCCCTTAATTGTAGTTCGCAGAACATCAATTGAACGACCTTCGTCAGATCCGTTTACGAGGATATACTCAGCACCGATCTCGTTACATAGTGCTTTTGCTACTGTGGTCTTACCTACACCTGCTGTTCCTGAGAATAGGAATGAGGGTAGTTCGCCTTGTGTGATGTATTGTTTGAATGTATCTTTAAGTGACTGTGGCAATACACAATCATCAATCTTCTGTGGGCGATACTTTTCTACCCACAAGAATTGGTCTTCACGACTATCAATCATAATAACTCCATAATAAAAAGAAGAGGGTAATTATACCCTCTCTAAAATCAAAAATCAAATGTAGAATCTGCTTCAACAGCTACGTAATATACCAAGTCATTATTTGGAGATTTGAATCGTGAGATCTTCTTGCTGGAAATACTAACATCGTAATCTCCAGGAAGCATCTTTAAGTTTTCTACTTTCAGATTTACTTTGAAAGTCTTATCGGTATCGCCAACTGGTTCACTGTAAGAGTTACCAGAAGCATTCTTTTTGTCGCCAACTACTGCAGTGATTTTACTACCATCACCAACGATTGATACATCGGCTGCACGTAGGACTGAAGAAGTTTTCTTAACCATATCCAACATGCTTGAAGTCATACGGAAGTTAATCTCTGCTTCAGGGAATGTGATTGCTTTCTGTGGAGCAGTTAAGTTTGATGCATCGGCTGCAAAGAATTTGATATTCATGCTACCTTGTTTGATAGAAACATACTTATCTTGGAAGTCCAATTCTGGATCTTCGAACAAAGACATTGCACCCAAGAATTCATTCAAGTCATAAATGGCAAAGTCAGGGAAGGTTTCTGTCACTGTGGCATCTGCCATGACATTCTTCTGTCCTGAGATTGTTGCTAGTTTGTTACCTGACTTCAAGAGAAGATTGCTGTTAATTCCAGCAAAGTTCTTAATTAGGTTTACTGTTTCTTTAGATAATTTCATAGGGTTTCCTTTTCAAATTGTACATTACTATGTATAAAATATTATACCTCAGAACGAGGTATTTGACAAATTTATTTTGATGTTACTTTTAACTCTAAACCGATTGCAGTCAACCAAGTGTTTAGTCGTTCAGCCACAATTGATGGATCTTTTGGATTAGTAAAATCAATATTCATATCCATTACAGTATCACCAGACTGGTCTTCACGAGAGTTGTATCGTAAAGAAAAGTCTTCATTTATTTTCACATTCTTAGCCATAATTATTCCTTAGAGTATTTCACATCGTGTTCATATAGAAACATTAAGCAACACATTGCATGTGCCAAATGATTCTTACCAGTTTCGGGATCATCTTGTTCTCCCTCTTTCCATGCCCAAAGATGTCTTTGCATTGCATCAAAGTATCTTCGTTTTGAGTCAGGAACATGTTTCCAATTATCTGGTTCGTATTTCTCCGCACCAAATGTTAGAATTTCTACAGTCGCTTTTAATGCGAGTGGTGGTAGTAAACCATATTGTAGTTTACCACCATCAAATTTACGACCACCTGTGGTGGCATTTTGGGACTTCTTGATATCTTCTTTGGTTGCCATATTCTCTCCAAATGAAATGACAAATGAGCACTCCGAAGAATGCCCATTTATAACTCACTTAATTAGGCTGTACGAGTAAATACAGTAGAACCAGCATAGCGGTTAGCCAAAGCAACCATTGCACGAGTTGGTTTACCGATGCGGTATTTAACCACTTCAGTACCATTTACAACTGCTGGGTTAGAGTAAACACAGTAACCTTGCTCACGCAAGTTACGGATTGTGCTTGCAGGATGTGCAATACCGAAAGAGGACTTGATCTGCTTAGCAGTAAAAGTCTTGCCTTTTTGTAGGTGCGATAAAAGAAGTTCTTGCTTGGACATTATATAATATCTCCATAATAAACAGCCATCAAATGAAAAAATCATCTGGGGCGATGGCAGTACCCCAGATGACAGATAAAACTCTAATTAAACAGTGATGCCATTCTCACGTAGGATTGCATTGAAGTCTTCTGCTTCGTCATCGAAATCAGCGGACTCATCAACAATCTTTTGAAGACGAGACATTTCCATCTTATCTTCAGTGGCAACTGCAGTCTTAGCAGGTGCTTTGACTTTAGCAGTCTTGGCTTTCGCAAGTTTCGCAACTTTGGCTTTAGCCTTAGCTACTTTTGGAGTATTCTTCTCAGCCAATTCTTTGGCATAAGCAGACAACTCAACATCAGTAGGAATCGGCAACTGGTATACACCACGCTCGATTTTGTTTTTATTGAACAACCAATTTGGGTATCCAATCTTTTCACCCTTCGCACCAGTACGCTGGTCACGAATTGCATAATAAATTGCAGCACATTCCTTCAGAGTAATCTGAGGATCTTTTTTGTACTGTTTGTTGGACTCAAGAACAGCCACAACAAAACGCTTTTGAGACAAAGTCAAGTTTGCAAATTTCAACATAATATATTTCCTTTTAAAAGTTTCACAAAAATTTCTAACTAACAGATACTATTATACTACAATTCCGAATTAAAGGCAAGTTCTTTTTGTAATAACCCTACAAAGTTGCAGGGATTACTAAAGTATTACTTTTAGAAGGGAATCTCGTCGTCTGGCTTAGGTGTTTCTACTGCAACAGCCACTGGTTCAGGTTGTGGGTTTGCAACTTTATCGAACAAGTCAATGAATGCAGCTTTTGTTGCAGCATCAAAACGATTGCAACATAACTCAACTGCTTTCATACGATCTTTAAAAATCGCAAAGGCACGAACAATATGGATCATACGACGAGTCGTAATTGTTTCATCCACACCACCATCCTCGAAAGTACGACGAATTGCTTCAGCCCACTTCACGAGTGTCTCTGCAAACTCGGCATCTAGACAGCCATAAGTTTCCATGAGATTCTTAATAATCTTAACTTCGATTTTCGCATTTGGATATTCCTGTTCGAATGTAACAGCGAATCGCTCCAAGAATGCTTCGTTCAAAACATTGGTACCAATGTAACGACCATCGTCTGAACCCTTACCCTTAGTATTGGCAGTTGCAAAGATGTTGAATCCTTCTGCTGGAACAATCATCTCATTCTTGAGTTTGAAGTAATATGGCTTACCCTCAAGAATCGGTTGCAAGCAAAGTAAAGTATTTGCTGAACCTGCATCGATCTCGTCAAGCAAGAGTGCAGTACCATTGCGCATGGCGATAAGGACTGGACCCTCTACAATCTCCACATTACCATCTTCCAAAGTTTTGGAACCGATGAGTTGTTCTTCGTCAGTCATCATGTTAAGGTTAACACGAATCAATGGACGTTTGTGTTTGGCACAAATCTGTTCGACCATTGTTGACTTGCCATTCCCAGTTGGACCAGAAATATATGCAGGATAAAAGATACCAGACTTGATAATGTTTTCCAAATCGGTGTAGTTACCGAATGGAACAAAGTTGCTATCTTTCTTTGGGATCAACGCTGAGATATCAGAGTAGTCTACCTTAAAGGATTCTTGTTTCACAGGTTGTGCTTTCAGTGCAGTGTTTCCAACAACAGGGGTTGCACCACCATCAATAGCGTACAAACCACGACCAACTTTATTTTTCATAAGCCACAGAGGATACTTCTCTGTCTTTAATGCTTTCATAACATTCAAAAGTTCTGGACGACTAACAGTGCCTTTAGTTGCAGTGTCAGGGTACATTTCTTTCATCTTAGATTCAAACGAATCACGGAACTGGTTATCAGTTTTTGCCATCACATTCTCCATAATAAACTACACTTTCACAAATTCATAACGACTATTATACTGTAATTAACAATAAAAGTCAACACTTA